CGAAACACTGGAGTACCTCAGCCCACCATCAATAGATTTTTGAACGGTCATTCCAAATCACCAAATTTTATCTCAGTGAAAAAGCTTGCTGAGTATTTTGGCGTTTCGGCGCAGTCGCTGTATGACGATAACCTAGCCGCAGAATGAAAGGCAGAACGCCCACAGCCGAAGAGAAACGCTGGATGTCTGAGATATCTGAATTCGGATGCTGTGTGTGCAAGAAATTTTTTGGTGTGACATCACCGCCAGAAATACATCACATCGGCGGCAAGACAAAGCCCGATGCTCATTTTAATACTATTCCGCTGTGCTACCAGCACCACCGGTCAGGAGAATCCAATGAAAAATTCGTGTCAAGACACCCTTTCAAAGCGCAGTTCATTGAAAGATACGGCGAAGAGCATGATCTTCGAAAATACACCAGAGAGAAAATCGGATGGGATCAATAGCGCAAGCCCAGAGGACTGGAATCGAATAAGAAGGGAGCACCCTGCCATTTTAAGAGAAGAAAATGTTTTCGAGCCAGCTCACTATGTCAAGGAAGGCGGTGTCGAGTGCATTGATGTAATGATTCAGTTGTATGGTATCGACAGGGTAAAAGAGTGGGCTGAGATAACCGCATTTAAGTACCAGTGGCGCCATGGAAACAAGGAAGGCAACTCCTCAGAGCAGGACAAAATGAAGTCCATTTGGTACACCCGATTCAGCATGGGGGACGATCCGCGTGACGATTAATGGCAGAGCAAAGGGTCATGCTTTTGAGCGTGAGCTTATCAAGAAATTTCATGATGAATTTGGTCAGTGTGCAGACCATCTGAAAAGAAACCTCGATCAATATCAGACCGCCGGAAAGGCTGATATTGAGTTCAATAATTTAATGATCGAAGCCAAGCGTTATAAATCTGGCAACTGGCACAAAGAGTGCTGGTGGGATCAGACGTTAACCTCTGCCGGAGATACTCATATCCCTTTGCTGATATATAAGTATGACCGACAGCCCATTAAGATGGTGTTTCGGCTGTCTGATCTAATGGGTGCAGGGTATGAGGATGAGACTGCTACAGTTGACTATTTAACTGGCATCATGCTGATGCGAGAGCTTCTGGTATTTTCATGAAGCCTGATAAGCTCAGAGTCCTTGTAAAAAATGCGGCGGCAAAAATTTATTACCCCCAATGCCTAAAATACATAGAGAGCAACATGCACGAAGACTTTCACCAGCTAGCAAGAGCAACACTCATCTACTATTTGCCAAGCCATATAGCTGATCTAAATACAAGAGAGGAAAGGCGGGAGGCAATCAATTCCATACCGGACATAGCTGACCCAATACATACAAAAGAATTTATCGTTAACGGTGTTAAGGCATTGTGGAAGAAAGACAAAAGGGCACAGTTGAATGGCAAGACCTCTTTACGAAACAGAGGCTGATCTAAGCCGCGAGGCAAAGGTGATGCACACTGCCGCAGAAAAATGGAACTGTGATTATTTGAAATTACCCCTAAGCTATCGGCTCGACTTTGCATTGATACGGAGCAATAAACTGGTGGCTTTGGCTGAGATCAGGGTTAGGAATGTGAAGGCCGAAACATACCCGACCATTATTTTTTCAGTGAACAAACGAGCCAAGGCCAATCAGCTATCTGACCAGACCAAAGTACCTAGCTTTTTTGTGGTGCAGTATGACGATGAGATTAGGTATATAGATTTTGCCGAGACGCCTGATGAGTTTCAGGTTGGCGGTAGGACGGGAGCAAACAGACGGGATCAGGCTGACGTTGAATTGGTCGGCCATTATGATGTTAGCAGGATGAAAAGGTTATAGCCCCCGAAGGGGCTATAGATTAGCAAGTGACATCTTCAAGAGCTTCATGTGTGAGCGGCTCATCTTTCGTTGATGCTCTGGGCTACCGTCTCGCCGCCAGTTATTGACGGTGTTAGGTGCTACCTCAAGCATTTTTGCAACGTCATTGCTGGTTAGGTTGTGCTCTTTGATCAGAGCCATTAGTTCAGGATTTTTCACGCCACCTCCGCACAGTGCTGATCATAATCTGCCGCCCATGCTTCAGAGACCTCATTGATGCCGTAGTCATAGATAGACTCGTCAGGAACTTGGTCATACTCAAGGACGTAATCAAACGAAGCGATTCTTTTCCATCCCCGCCCGTAAGCTTCGCGAGGTACAATAAAAATGATAGAGCCGATGTCGCAAGCCTCGATCTCATCCTTAACCTCTTTGTACTTGTCGCTTATCAGCCCAAACTCGCCTTCGCCGTAGACTGCGATGTGGTAGCCTTTTGCTAAACCCCATTTGATGAGGTGTAAGTGTGCTTTTTTCATCATGCTACCTCCTGCAATAAAGCGAGTGAGTGACGAACTGTGTCACCCATTATTTGAAGCCGCGTTTTAAGACTATCATCTTTCCACTCTACAGCCTGATTCCATTGACGCTCTAAATCGGCTAGTTGTGCGTTTAGAGTTTTCTCTACAGTTTCTAATGTTAGTGTTTTCATATTATCCTCCTCAGGATTTAGTTTAGTGTTCAAAAATAAACACTAAGAAACCATCCGCAGATGGCTTCGTGGTGATTACTTCTTTACAACGTCAAATTCAGTTGTGGAGTTACGATATGTATCGCTCTCTTCAAGCTCTGATGCATATGCGTTTGCATCATCTATACTATCGAAAGACCTGACGACATCAAAAGATCCGTTATAGTAAACCATACGAACATCATATAGCCCCATCACTTCACCTCCTTCTTTAAGAGGAAAATTGAATTTAATACCTCTCTTTGTGTATATAGGTGTCTGATATCTCCACCAAGTTCTTTGCAGTATTGCTTTGCCGCGTACTCAAGTATATCCATTGCACCCTGCACATCGAGATCATACTCTTCTCCTGTGTTGGTAATTGATTTCATGACGCCACCTCCATGTTAAAGGCTACACCGTCTAGCTCCCTGTATACATCGCCCACTGTCCACTGCAACCGCTGTTTTCTGGCTAACCACTGCGCGTTAAGAATTCTGTCGTGATAATTCATATCTGCCGGAAAATCTTTAAGCACATCTTCAATCCAAAGTTCATGTTTGACAGCCCATTTTTCAAGGTCGGTACGAGTATCTAAATTGTGCTCGATTATTTCATCCATCGAAGAGTCAAAATTCAAACGCTCGTATAACTCTTTTGCATCATCAATGGGCTCATCAACTTCTACTTTATCATTAATCAAATCTTTAATGTATTGCTTCATAATAAAATCAATCTCATAATTTCGCATATCACTCTCCTCAGAGTTTAATGATGTCAGAATTAACACCAAGAAGACACCCAAGGGTGGCTTCGTGTTGCTTACTCCTCCTCCTCATTGTAACTTTTAATGCATACCTTTGGGCTGTAAGGCAAACCAGCACTTTGTTCTACAAATTCTAAACATTGCTCTAAGGCTTCCCATCGCTCAAACAAAAGATCACTCATTTTCTCTGTGTCAATAGGCTCACCAGACTCTCGCGCTTTGCGTCTGTTTGGAGTTCTGTAATACTCTCTTTCGCATTCTTTTATTTGCAGACCTATAGCCTCGATAATAAAATCAACATTTCGTTTTTTATACTTAAGCATAATTTACTCTCCTCAGAGTTTAGTTAGGTGTTCGAAAATAAACACCAAGAAACCATCCGTAGATGGCTTCGTGTTGCTTACTCTTTAATTATAATAAGGGTCATCTTCCCCCGCAAAAAAAGTGTGAAAACAAAAATAAGCGTTGTCATTAATCGTAGCATCAAGATTTTCATATCGAACAACTTGTTGCATAACGTAACCGTGCTCTGGATGCTTCATTACACGCCCATTTTTATGCTTTTTTGCCTCATAAATTGGTTTGCTGTATTCAAGACGGGGATATTCATGACTATCCTCCATAAAGTCAAAATCTATATTGTATTTTAATTTAATATAGTCTTCGACTGCCTTGCGGAGCTCATAACCGTCTAACTTAATCTCCATCACTTCACCCTCCGAACGGTGTTATAGCCAAAACCGTTGTTAGCCAAAGCTTCCTCTAAGCTTCCGATTCCGCCAGAAACGATATAGGAAGTGACAAACTCTCGCATAGATTCATCAACAGCATTCAGCTCATGCATGTACAACCCTATAGTTTTAGGGTCTATTTCTACGGTAAAGTTAATATTAATTTTCATAAGTCTCTCCTCAGAGTCAGTTAGTGTCGAAATTAACACTAGGAAATCACCGTTGCCGGTGACTTCGTGGTGCTTACTCCTCCTTATTTTTAAGCCATTCTTTTTGCTTGTCCGCAATTATCAGGCAAGCTCCGTTCATACAGATGGTCATGCCAATCGCCAGACATATTCCAATGAATAAATCGATCATAATTAACACTCCTGTGTTATAGTTTCGGCGGCAGAGCGGGAGGTCATCCGTGACCGTTATTCAAACTCTCCTCAGGTTATCCCGCTCTTGCCACTTATTTTCCAACTGAATTCCAGCCTCTAATGTATCCAAGGCGTGACGGGTGATCCTCATGGTATCCGTGCGCGTCTAATGACTCTTGTAGCTTTGCACTGATATTGATGGGTGAGAATCCTATCTTGACGACCTTGGCGGCTGACGTTGTAGGCTCGTAATCTAAGATACCTTCCACAAAACCCCGTACCATTTCATTGAGCTCAGATCGAGTGACCAACGCCTTTGTCTCTTTGCCTTTCAGCAAATTGGCAATGACGTTGCGCTCTGCATCGGATAGGTCGATTGAAATATTAGTTTTCATCGAAACATCTCCCGTATCTGATACATTGCAGTGCGGTACTTGTCGCGCACCAGAACACCATCCTTTACCGTGTAAAAAGCATGTATTTTGTTGCGGCGTACATCTCTGTGAGATTTGTACACTACGTGCTTACTGCCCTCGATAATATCTTCGTCAACTCTCCAACTGTCGTTTCTAAAGTCCGACAATCTTCTTAGTGGCATGTAGTGAGGACCATGACGCTTCTCAAAGTTAGCTAAGTAATACATAATAATGACCTCCTCAGGTCGTAGTTTTCCAAGACGCACCGGAGTGCGTTTCGGCTGGTCACTACCCAGCTCTCATTCAGTTGGAATAGGCATCGTTGCATACACATTACATGTGTGCAGTTTCGCAATTTGATTAGCCAGCGATTGTCTCTCTGCCTTAGTGTTGAGCAGGAAGTGCCTCGATACCGCCCAGTACACTTCAGGCGGCTCATAATTGGCATTAAACAATTGCAAGATGTAATCACTAGTGTAGGGATACCTTTCGGTATCCCATTGAGGGTATTGGTTCATTTGTTTCTCCTGTAGTATTAAGCAATCATGGTGCGTTTTGTTGATCCGACTTGGTCGTTAAGACTTACTCCCTTTCCAGCATCCAAGCCCGCGCCGTAAGAATCGCCGCATGCTGTTCTTTGCGATCTAGGACTGCTGTACTTAATCATTGGGAATGACTGCTTGATTAAGTCACTTTTGACAATTACCAGATCCTTTCCGCTGGAGGATGCCTTAGTAAGATCGTTTTCTCTTTGAATCTTAATAGACTTGCATCGGCGGCAGATACTATGTGCAAGACCCATCTTGAAGGCGTTGCGTTGCTTTTTAACAGAATGTTGCCATTCATTAGGATCGCTGTAGTTTCCTGCTAGCCTCTCAGCCACGCCGACAAGATAGTCGTGCATCAGCAATGCAACCTGTACGTCCTCCTTAGTACCGCAGAATGTAATCTCAGCACCTTGTTTCCAAGGTAAGGTTGAGGTCAGGTATGATGCCGCCCACGCCAGAGTCCATATCCAAGAGCTGTTTCGATACTCTCCTGTCTTGCCTTCTGACATATCGTCAGTGCTTAACTTTTTAGAATCTATCTCAGCAAACGCAATTTCATGCTTTCGCATCATAGATTCAGCTTGACGAAGAGCAGTTGCCGCCTCGTTCTCATTGCTGGCGTTGTGCTTTGCCATGGCGAGTAGCTTCTGGATTTTTTCAATTAACTTTTCTTTGTCTTTCATAATTAAACCCTCCTCAGGGCTTGGTTAAGTTTTTACTACTAGAAAATTGGTTATCTAGGACGCACCGGAGTGCGTTTCGGCTGGTAACCAACCAGCTCTCATTCAGCTAGAAAAATTTAAATCGGGAAAAAAGAACCTACACCCCTATGCCACATTCTCTATAGGGGTATCATGAAGACACAGAGCATCCTCAATCTTTGAGCAAGCATCTTCGATCGCCCAGATGGAGTCCTCGAAGTCAAATGCGTCACGCTCCCAAAGAGTTCTAAGATCACAGTTGAGGTCTTCAAGAAGCATGCGAGCATTGTCGATCTTTTCAAGATGTGCCTTAAGATCCTTCTCAGTAGTCATAGCGCCACCTCCAAAGCTTCGAACGTGTACCCTAATTGCTTCATAAGAGCTCTAGTCTCATCAGTTAGGGTGCGTGTACCGGCGATCTTTGCAAACGTCTCACCGACAGCGCACGTAGGGTAGATAGCTTGCGTCCCGTAGTTGCTTTTTACTTCTACTTTGATTTTCATAATTGCCTCCTCAGGCTTTGATTTTCTGTGACACTGGCGAACCAGTGTTTCGGCTGAGAATCACTCAGCTACTCTTCAGACAGATTGGCGAAGTCAAACAGCACTGGGTAACCCGACATTGAGTCGCGTGAATCAATCTCAATTGTCAATTCGCCCATTCCGTTGCTTTCCGTATTTCCGTAGGCATCGCCCACAAGGTTGTAATAAATCTCAAGCAATGCGGCTTCATCGGACATACTTGGAAGTTGATATTTAGGTGACCAAGCGTTAAGACCGATTCTGTGCAAATCCACAAATTGTTTAGCTATATCGATTTTTTTCTGTAGCATAATTGCCTCCTCAGGCTAGTTAAATAAACACGATAGAAGCCACCGCGATGGCTTCGACTTGCTTACTCATAGTCATCGAACAAGGGGTCAATAAGTTCAACCGCTTGCTCAAGTAACTTTGCCGCATCTTCAGCATTCCACTGGTAATGCCCACTTAGACTCTGGTCAATACTTGAATCATTTTCTTGCTCAATCCTTAGGTCATCCGCAA